CAACTGCCTCCGTCTCGGAAAAGAAGTTGCCCCCTCTGCCGAAGATTCTGAAAAACCTATGAAAAAAACCTACCAACCCTTTCCTAAACCTCAGCTGCAGAAGCTGCTCTATGTCTGCCGAGAGCCTGCCGCTCGTCCGATCTGTGAGATGATCCCACGCCGAAACACAGTGGCCTCCCTCGAGGCGCTCGTAAAAACCAAGGGACTGACTCTCCTCAATCAATCTCCTGCCGAACTGGCCATGATGCACCGTCGTCTGCAACACGTGGCGGGTCAGTCTGCAATCTGCAAGGCCGCTGCGCGTGAACTCGCCGAAATGCTGGATTTACCTCAGTGAGTGATCAAGCTGATTTAATTAATGCGGTCCTGCAGCGTGCGGGAGTGATCGATGCGCCAGTCACTCCCGATGCTATCGCGGGACAGGAGCCGGATCCGACTCTCTCGCTGCCGCCGATCCGGCTGCCTGGGCGGAATGTCTATATCTCGGAATTCGCTCGGCAACTTGGCCAGGTGTGTTCGGTCAATGGGGTCTATGTGCGCTCCGATGTGCCGATGTTCCTTGATAAGAGGCATACGCGACTCGAGCGTCTCGATGCGGACACGATGGTAACCTATGCGGAAGGGCTGGCCTATCTGCATAAGCTGGAAAAATCGGGTGATGAATTCGTAAAAATCAAGGAGTCGATGTCGAAGGAGACGGCTCGCTCGGTGCTGGCCTCGCAGCATTTTCGCATTCAGCAACGTGAAATCTGGCGCGTGAACTCGGTCCCCTCGCCTGTCCTGCGGGCGAACGGTTCCCTTGAGCTGCTGACGCCTGGAACATTCGATCAAGAAACGGGCATCATGACGATGCCGAGTGAAATATCTTATCGTGTGATGCCTGCCGAGGAGGCGATCACTTATTTGTCGAATCTGACCAAGGGATTTCCGATGCCTGGTCGCGATGAACGCGGTATCTCTCAAGCGCTTTCGGTATTCATCGCGGCATTCATAACTCCATTTGTGCTGGGGATGCTGGCTCCTGAGGATCTGGTGCCGATGTTTGTCTTCTGCTCTAACCGTCAGGGTTCGGGCAAATCACTCCTTGTGAAGATCATCCTGTGGGCTTTGTATGGGAAATCGTCGGCAATTCTCTTTGGCCGTGATGAGGATGAGCTGAGAAAGCTGCTCGATACGGAGGCGCTGGCCAATGAGCCCTTTCTGTTCTTCGACAATGTGAAGCGTTCGTTGAAATCGCAGGCTTTGGATATGTGGATCACTCAGCCGTCGTGGAAAGGTCGCCGGATGGGGGGACAAACGGGATTCGAGGTGCCTAAGCAGTCGGTGATCTACATTTCATCGAACCACCCGAAGGTCGATAAAGACTCGGATCGTCGGTCGTTATTCTGCGAGCTTTTCTCAGAGCATGTCGATATCTCGTCGAGAAAATTCGATCGTGTCCTTAATGATAGCTGGTTAAAGCGTCCGGAGGTCAGAAGTGACATTCTTTCTGCGGTCTGGTCGCTTGTCGTCAATTGGGATCAAAAAGGTCGTCCTGCAGGTCCCAGATCGCTGGCTTCCTTTGAATCGTGGGCTGCTCTTGTCGGTGGTATCTGTACGGCTGCCGGTCTCCCTGATCCCATCGATCGAAGCGAGTCGGTCGTAGCCGGTGATGATGAGTCGAAAGATATGAAGGAGCTAGTGAGGCTTCTGGCTTCTGAATTGCTGGAGAAGATTAACTCTGCTGAAAGCGATGACGAACGGCCGGTCGATGATGAGTCTGCCAATGCAGCGGAGTTCGAGTTTGATCGGGTGATCGAACTTTGTGAAAAGTCGGATCTGTTCGTCGATAAGATCGAGCGACGCGATGATAAGCTGACCAGGGCCTCCCGTATTAGCATGGGACGTATCCTAGGCAATGAAGCTGGACAGATCTGGAGTGTCGATGGTGTTGGACAGGTTCGTTTCGGGCGACGCGGATCCAAGAACTGGCGGTCGTTCGTGGTGGAGTTGGTTGAAGCTCCCGAAGTTGCTGAGATCATTCAGGCATAGTCTTAGTCGTTACTAACTCGATGAGGTTCGATCCCTCACGTGCATACTCTAACTATGTGGGTTAGAGTGCCGCCGCGCAGCCGTGGCCAATGAATTTGTGGTTGTCGGGCCTCGATGCGCGCGCAGCAACACGGCCGTGCTCATCATCCCCGGAACGGGTGAGACTATCCCACTCGACTATCCCACTGAGGCCCATGATCAACCGCCTCAACTATCCCACTCAGTGAGTTACGGCCATGCTAAGGGCAGCGCAAGGGCTCTTAGGGCCTTTCGACTATCCCAGTGGTTGCGACTATCCCATAGCACTTTCCCACAGTTAAATCATTGTTATCCAATATCTTGGAGAATCACTGGGAAAGTGAAGGAAGAATATAGGGGGGTAACTGGCTTAATAAATAAAAGCGCTTGTGATAAAAGGGAAAGAACAGCGTGACACTATCCCATTCATGCCGTTTTTTAGTCCCGATGCTGGCAAAAGAACAAGGAATCTCTTCCTTTGTGTCACTCCCCATGTCAGTTGGGCGCACTGGACTCATATTTTTACAAAATCGCTCAGTTTTTTTCATGTCATTTTGACACCGATCAAAACATGTGGTCGAAAATCTACAGTTGAGCGGTGCGCCCCTGCGCCGTGGCATTCCGGCGGATAAGCTCCAAGCGTGGGCTGATCGGTATGAATCAACGACAAGGACGATTCGCCGCTGGCTTTCTCGAGGCGAAGAAGTAGGCGAGCCATGCCCGATCGATAATCCTGCCGAATTAAAAGCGTGGTGGGCTCGTCACATGACCTGGGGAGTGCCGCAATCGATTTTAAAAGCCGCTGCTGAAAGCGGTGGTGACATTAATCAGAATGTTTCAACTCCCGCCGCTGAAGCAATCGAGCTTTCAGAATACCACCTCGATGAGGGCGAGGCGGTGAAACAATCTCGCGCGCTCGTGGCCGTCGTGTATCGCCAGCTCGAACGAGCCTATCAGTTGGGAAATGACGTGGATGCGCTTCAAAAAAAACACGAGAAAGCGCTGGAATCACTCCGCAAGGCAGAAGCTTCCGAGCGTGAAGCAGCCAAGCAACGCGGCATCTTGATTCGTCGCGATATCGTCGAGCGCGATGCGGGTACCGCCTGCCAACGCCTGAAGACCATGCGGAAAAACATGGTGAGGCGCGTGTTGGAACTCCTTCCCGATGTCGGAGAGGAAGTTCGCGCCAGCGTGGCCACCGCCATCGAAAAAGTCCGCGAACAGGAAGACGCTCTTTTCCGGAAATTCGGCAATGTTCACGACCTCGATCCTGCCTGACGCTTTTGCTCGGGCGTTTGCTGAGCTGCCACCCGAGAGCATTTGGGAATGGGCAGACCGGAATGTTTGGCTTGTTTCCCAGTCGGCAGCCGAGCCGGGGCTCTACCGATCTGCAAAGACTCCTTGGACCCGTCGCATCCAAGAGCTGGCACGCGAGCCGGTGGTTCCCGTCTGGAGCTGGCAGCGTTTGGAATGGACTTGGACTGCGGTCGGGGAATACACGGCCATGAAATCCAGCCAAGCTGGTCTTTCCGAGGCCGCGCTAAATATCGTGCGCTGGCGTGCCAAACACGATCCCTGCAACGTCATTTACGGAATCGATACCAGGGAAGAAGCAAAGAACATTGTCGATCGGTTGATCCCGACGCTGGCAGACATTGATCCTTCGATCTTCACAGGGGATGACGATGATGTGGGCACCTACGTCGCACGGCTGCGCGACATGATCGTCTGGTTCATCGGTTCATTTTCGACTGGTAAGTTTGCAAACAAACAAGCCCCGCTCCGCATCTTGGACGAGATCGAAGAACATGGTGCCAAGGGAACGATCCGAGAAATGGCTTCACGTGGGAAAACCGCCGATGACGGTTTGCAAATCAATCTCAGCAAGCCCAAGTATTCCGGAGGACCAATTCACAAAGCATACGAACGCGGCAACCAGGAACATTATTTTTTCAAATGCCCTGCCTGTGGTCATAATCAATGGCCTTCATTTTTTGAAACAGCGGTCGAGACCGTGATGGATTATCAGAATCTCATCGAAGTTCGTCATCCCTCCGGCACCAGAAGCGTTCTGCTTCCGACACCTTACCCCGAAGGCCAAACCCGTACCATTCGCACGTCTCAGGTCGTGTTTGATCATTGCCGGACTCCGTTGGGTGAATGGGACCGCCTTCGCATGCTCAGCGAAGCCGCAATCCAATGCGCCTCGTGCGGACACCTCATCGATGAGCAGGCCAAGCGAGCACTTCTTCAGCGTCAATGGTGGATGCCTACTGCTCACGGTACCCCGGGCAGTGTCAGCCAGCAAATCAGCGATCTCTACTCATCGGACAAAAGCTCTTCTCTGGGACATCTCTCAATGGAGTACCTCGATGCTAAAAAGGAAGGTGTCGACGGCATCGCCAAGTTCTACAATCACCGCCTTGGCCTCCCCTACACGCACGAGGTCAATGTCACCCGCGAAAGCGACATCCGAGCCAATGTTGCCGGTGCCAGCGAAGGAGACGAATGCCCTCCCTACAAGCGAGGCACCGTGCCGTTCGTCCCGTCATGTCTTTTGCTCGGAGGGGACGTCGGAGGCAATTATGCAAAATGGGCACTTGGTGCCGTTTCTCAGAATCTGAATGATGTGGCCGTCATCGATTGGGGTGAGGAACTCGATCCTAATGCCGTTGCCGAAATCATCAATACCAAGACCTGGCCTGGCGTGGATGGGAAACCTTTGCGGATCTATTTCGGATTCCTCGATGCCAAGTTCCGAAAGACCGAAGTCTATCGCGCTTGCCTTGCCGTGCCTGGTCGTCGGCTGATCCCTACGGCTGGTCTCGGTGGTGCAGCCGCACGAAGTGGAAAAGCTTGGAGTTATCACCAAGTCGCCACCTATCAAAAAACATTGAAAGAACTCACTTACAACGACCGAGATGCCAAAGACGAACTTTACGTCTCGCGCCTAAAGAAACGCCGATCGCGCGTTTGGTTCCCGATGGATGTGGTGGGTGATCAAGAATTTGTTCAGGAGATGTGCGCCGAGGAATTGGTGCGCGACGAGCATGGCCGCACCCGCTGGAACGAACATCCCGGAGCAAACCACTACGGAGACTGCGTGAAAGACATCATTACCGGCCTTCGCTTCTTGACCCGAAAGCAACAGGTCAGCACCGGATCTGCCGCCGTGGATAGTTCCGGGCCTACGACTCCATCGGCTCAGTCGATTGACGAATAAAAGAGGGAAAGTCTAAAAAAAATCGTCTGCTGGCCTCCGGCGATTTGACTTGAGATCGGGGGTGATGGACGCCACGCAAGCCGATTTCCAACTCGCCCTAGCCCACTATCGGATGTTTTTTCCGGATCTGGCGAGCTTGGGGACCGGCACCCCGCCAGCCATTTGGAAAGCCGAGTACGACCGGATCGCCAACGAAGGGATCACCTCCACCCTGATCACCCGTCTTTCTTATGAGGGTGGATCTACCGAAGGCATCGGAAATTTCGATCAGAAGGCTCTCATGCGTGCCCTGTTGACGGTTCGTGCCGAGCTCGATGCGACGTTCGAGCCAGTGGCTTTCGACCCAGCCGCCGTGACGCCGCGTCGCCGTTTGGGGATCCGCGTCTGGGTCTAATTTCTTTTTTGTCATGCCTAACTTGTCACAGATTCTCTCGTCGTTTCGGAGGAAACCATCGCTTCCCTCAGGTTCTCCCTTGGCTGCACCATCACGATCGCATGGTGTCACCAGCAGTGACCGCCCAGCTCGTCCGAATGCCGTCTCGAGCTACCCTGGCATGTCGTGGGCTTTCGATGCGGCCAAGCAAGCGGGCTATCGCGGATGGTTTTTCTTTCCCACACTGGAAGCAGAGGAGCAGATGCCCCGTTGGACCCGCATGGAGATCAACCGCAAGGCGAACTGGCTCTACAATAACGTCGATGCAGTTCGCATGGTGATCGACGGGCTGGCGCTCGATGAGGTCGATGGAGGGATCTGGCCGAAATGGACCACCTCCAATCCCGCGTTTAATAAACTTGCAACAGACCTGTTTGATAACAGCTGTGGTGACGCCCGCTTTTTTTCCGCTTCGGCCAAAGAGAATTTTTATTCCGTTCAGTTCATGATCCGCCGAGCGGTGCGCCTCTATGGAGAGATTTTTGCACAGTTCTTGCGTCCCGTGACGTCTGTAGGTTTCCCGCTTGTCCATTTCCTTAACGCCTGGCAATGCGGCAACGCCTCCACCGAAGCGGATCAGACTTCGTGGAAAGATGGCGTCATGACCGATCGCTTCGGTCGTGCCATCCGGTATCGATTCTTGAAAAATGCCGAAGGAAGCGATTGGGAAGACATTTCGGCAGATGATATTCTGCATCAGCACGATCAGTTCTGGAACGGACAGGTGCGCGGCATGAGTGCCCTGGCCCCGGTCGCAAGGAAGCTCTTTTCCATGGCGGATATCGAGAAAAGTGAAATCAGCGGCACCTTGCTTCGCACGCGTCTCGCTTATGCTATTACCAAGAAAGATGACGGGGATGGATTACCGCCAATGATCCCCGGTGCTTCGATGAACATGCAGCTCGACGCCCCTGGTGGGGGCAAGCTCATGGTTCAGAAACTCATTTCCATGGATGACAGCGAAGTTGATGTCGCCGATCTTCCAGCCGGTCAAGATATCAAAGTGGTCGAGAGTAACCGTTCAACGGAAACGCCGGAGTTTTTGCGTTTCCTACTTGAGGGGGTGGCCCGCGCCACGCTTTATCCACCCGAGTATGTGTTTAACCTTGCCAATCTTGGCCAGGGCACGCTTGTTCGCATGGTTCAGAAACGCGTCCAACGGATCAAAAACAGCGTTCGCAGTTTTCAATTAAGCGATCAGTTTTGCCGTCGCTGGGTCACTTACTGGACTTGGCAGAGCATCGCAAGTGGCCGTTTCGATGAAGTCGAAGGAGGAATCCCTTCGGATTGGTGGAAAGTGAAATTCATCATGCCCGCCGATGATACCGTCGATGTCGCCCGCGAGGGAAAACTCTACGACCAGAGGCTTGAGGATGGCAACATGAGCCCGGAGGAATACCACGGCATGCAGGGACATGACGCGGAGGATGTCGAGGATCTCGTAGTGGCCGGTGCCGTGCGGAAAGCCCGCAAAATCAAGACAGCCATCGATGCAAATCCCGACATCGCCGATCTTATCCGCTTCCAGCTTGAGAGTCGCGCGGGGGTAGTGGCTGAGGCTGATCCCCTGCCTGCCGAGCCCGAAGATGATTCCGTGACTGCAAAATCAAACCCTAAGAAAAAATAAAACCCCATTTCGTAGTTACCGCATGAAACTCAATTTACCACTTCTTCACCGCGTGGTTGCTCAGCCTTGGGCAATCAAACGGGATTCGCTTCGACTTTTTACCCGCCTGATCCTCGAAGGGGGTGATTCGCTTTTGAATACTTCTCCCGTTGGCGGTGCTCGAACCGACATGACAGCGCTCAAGACCAAGCGTCCTGCTCGCGTAAAAGCCGGTCAATACATGCCGCTAAATTTCGAGAGCGATTACGCCGAGGATAACGATTCTTTGCCCCAGCTCGATGACCCCGAAGGTGGCCTCTATGTGGTCATGCCATGGGGAGTATTAGGGAGGGCATGGAGTGTCGTGGAGAAAATGTGGCTCGATGCCGTTGATTGCGACGACATGATCAACGCCGTCGCGGCTACTCCCGAGGGATCGACGGTCGTGCTCTGGTTCCGATCTCCAGGAGGAGTCATCAGCGGGATCCCCGAAGCGGCTGCTCAATTGCGCCAGCTGGGCAAATCCCGCCGCTTGCTTGCTTTCACCGATGATATGTGCTGCTCGGCAGCCTATTGGCTCGCGGCTCAGTGTTCGGAAATCCATGCGACTCCGACGGCAGACCTCGGTTCGATCGGCGTCTATATCGCCATGTACGATTACACCGACATGATGGAGAATTCGGGGATCTCGCTGGAGCTTTTCAAAGCCGGAACCATGAAAGCCATGGGAATCGCGGGCAATCGTCTCAGCGATGAGGAATCCGTTTTCCTTCAAGGCCAAGTGGACGAGAGCTATCGCGCTTTCACCGCCGATGTCACAGCCAACCGCGCGATCTCGCCCGAAACCATGCAGGGACAATCGCTTCGGGGAAAAGACGCTCTTTCGGCAAATCTTGCCGACAAATTCTGGCCATCCTCTTCGGCATTCTTCACTGCACTTGGTAAAGGCCGAATTTAAACGGTTCTAACATATTCCTCCAACCACTCCCAGACAGTCAGATCCGGAGGGGAGGATAGGGCGTCAAACATTGCCCTTTCCAACTCAGAGACAGCATCTACCAATTTACTACTAATTTGTTTACAATTAGTAGTTGGCAACGGGCGGACGGATCCCATGCCCTATTTATGATCCGTTTGGCCTGATCTTTTATAAAACCCTTCTCTGCACGTGCAGAGAGGGGTTTTTTTTGGAGTTGTTTGTCTGCCGATCTTGCCAGATCAGGCATCCCTCGTCTGCTGACTCGGGATTTTTCGGCTGATCGCCTCAAATGAATAATCCGCGTTCCCAACGCGCCTTTTGACACGCGGGGCATGGCATGTCCACGAACACCGACCCCAACGCTCAAGAATCTTCCGCTCCCAAGACTCCTTCCACTCTCAAGGAAGCCACCGCTCTTCTCTCTGAGCGTGAGTCCGCGCTTACTGCTGCTTCCGAAAGGATCGCTTCGCTTGAGAGCGCGCATGCCGCCGATCTTGCCGTTGTGACTGGTGAGCGTGACACGCTTCGCACGCAATTCGATGAGGCGATTGTTGCTGCTACCAAGCATCAGGAAGAACTCGCCGCCGTCCGGAAGGATCTGGAAACCGAGCAATCCGCCCGTGCGGCTGCCGAAGATCAGGCGTTGAAAGCGAGTGAAAACAGCGCCCGCCTCGAAAAACTCTGCGGTGTGCATGGCATCGATCCGGCCCGCGCGATTGCAAGCGGAGATGGTGAGCCGACCGGCCAGGAAGGCACGCGCGAGGCACTCATCGCCCGGTACAACGCGCTCAAGACCCCGGGCGAGCGTGCTTCTTTCTACGGCAAGCACAAGGCCGCGCTTCTCGACTAACGCGCGCGCTCCCATTTGACACGCCTCACATCCTCGAAAACCAACCCAACCCACACCCGCTACTAAGCACTCACGACAATGGCAAACAATCTCGGCACACTCTCCGGAGCCCTGATCCTTCAGGAAGCTCTCGACCTCACCTTCGCGCACCGTCCCGCGCTCGGCCTCGTTTCCAAGGGCTTTCGCGAGCTCGACGGCAGCGTGGATAACGCGCTCATGGGGCAGAGCGTCATCACACGCGTCAAGGGTCTCCATGCTGTCAACGCCTTCGGGACCGGCCCTGGCAATGTCACCGACACCGATGTCAGTGTGACTCTCTCGAACATGAAGGAAATTCATGTTCAGTTCACGGCCGCTCAAATCAATTCGACCAACCGCGATCTCATCCGCGAAGTGGCCCAGCCGATCGCCGTCACCCTGGCGAACTACATCATCGACAGCGTCGCGACGCTCTGGAACACGACCAACTTCGCCAAGAAGCAGATCAGCACGACCTATACTCGTTCCGGTCTGACTCTTCCTCTTTCCCAGCTCATGGATGGGACCACTGATGCGAATGCCATCCCTCAGGACAACCGCTTCGCGGTGCTCAACGGCACCCCGTATTACGGCTTGCTCGCCGATCCGATCATCGTTGCAGCGCTGAACAACCCTGCAAACCTCGAGGCGATCAAGACGGGCAAATTGCCCGAAGTGGACGGCATCATGCTCGACAAGTATCCCACCCTCGGTGCTGCCAGCATCAACCGTTACGGGTTCGCTGGAACTCCCGACAGCACGGTCTATGTGGCCCGCGCTCCGAAGAATCCGACCGAGATCATCGCGAATCTCCCCTTCCCTGGCATCTTCGATTACGTCGAGGCGCAGAACGGGTTCCGTGTGGCGGTCCAGCAGTGGATTGATCCTTCCACGCTTGCCGTCAACAACCGCCTCGTGTGGCTCGACGGATACGCCGTCGGCAACCCGAACAACGGTGTCGTGCTCGTCTCTGCCTAAGAGCTGAACGAGTGATCTTTAGCCCGGTGCCCTCATTTTGAGGGTGCCGGGTTTCACTCTGAATATCTTCCTTTCATGTCTTCCACCCGCAAGAGCGCCTATGAGCGCACCCGCGAAATGCACAATCAGCTTGCGAGCGGCCTGACGATCGCTCCGGCCGTGCACATGATTCTGCTCAAAGAGTTGGCAGACGAACATCGTGCGCTTTTGGCCGAATGCCAAGAGCTTCGGGCGACGCCTGCGATGGAATCCGGTAAAAAGGCTTCCAAGTAACCTCTTTTTTCTCATCGGCAACGTGGCCCCTCTTGAGGTTGTAGGATCCTCAGAGGGGCTTTTGCTTTTTTAATTTACCCCACATGAATCCCCAACAGATTGCCAGTTTCGCCGCCCGTGGAGCAGCGATGGGTATTTCCGCTCAGGGCACCTCCGTCATTTTCCGGGGAGTTACCATGAATATCCGCATCAGCACCGCTCCACCGGCGCTTGATCTGGTTAGTGGTGGATTTTCTCAAAAGCAGAATTGGCGTCTTCGATTCCCTGCGTCGATCACACCACCTCCGGCCGCGCTTGAAAAAGTCAAGGATGTGGCTTCCGGAAAAACCTTTGTGATCCGGGGGGTTGTGCCAGCCACGATCAGCCCGTTAGCTGCGGAGCACATCGCCGAAGCCGAATGGCAATAAGTGCCTCATCCATTAATTCATGAATCCACTTCTTATCGAACAAGCTCTCGTTTCCGCGTTCACGGCCTCGCTGGCCGGGACATCGCTTTCCGCTGCCACCGTTTATGCAGGGACAAGTGATCAGATCCTGACACCCGAGAGCGTGAATCTCTCGGTAGGAGTTGAAACCATGACGCCGGTAGGCCCTGGACTCTATACCTCGCCGGTGCTGATCCGTCTGACGGCTCCGGCGCTCTTGGGAGATTCCATGTATGCCGACATGAGTGCCTATCTCGATGTGCTCGGTATCATCACCGCGTCGGAAAGTATTACCAGCCACTGGCCTTCCGGCAATTCGATTGGGTTTTTCGGAAGCTGGCTTCAGGAGACAACGACTGGACGTGAGGGAGATCAATGGACGGCAGAAATGCGGCTCCTGATCGGTATCGGGGCGATTTGACACCTCGCCCTCAGTAACTCAACCCAACTACTATGGCTGCAACTATTCTTGGATCCTCTCTTCTTTCGGCAACTTTCGGCTGCACTGCTGAAACGGGAATTCTTGTTTCTTCATTTTCTGAGACATCCACGGCAGATAAAGCCGAAGTCCGCGACAACGACGGCGATGTGGTGCTTAAGGCTTTTTACAACCCCAAAACCACGTTTTCGGTTTCTGGAACAATCACCGGAACTACTGGTGTCGCTGCGGCTGCCGTAGCCGGGCTTCTGACGGTAGCAAACCTCGACACGCTTGTCGGAGGAGTTTCCGGAGGTGGATCCTATGTTGAATCGGTTGCCATTAACAAAAAGCCCGATGGCTTCAAAGAAATCACGGTCTCGGGCGAGCGCAATCCAAACATTTCCTGATTGAATTCACAGCCATGAGCCCCGGCTTCGTAGGGGCTCGCCAATGAATATTTGAATATGTCCTCCGAAGAAGATTCCGTAAAAGGTGGATGGTTTTCCACTTCCGATCTCAAGCTCGCAGTAGCGCTCCAGGTGGCGGGTTTCCCGTTTAAGGCAAATGCAGAATGCACGCGACTGACCGATCCTCAGAACCGGGAGATTTTCACCTGGCATTTCGAGACCATGAATTCCGACGGGGAGAAAATAGTGAATTTCCTTTCAGCGTGGGAGAGCGATGGATTGTCGATGCCTCGCCCCTCGAATCTGGTTGCTTTCCTAGTGGCGCGTGAAGTGATGTTCGCGCGCACGCATATCATTGCCGAGAGTCACAAGGTTCCCAAAGCCACGCTTCGCAACCGAGGCGACAAGCGTTTGCTCGTCTCGGCACGCCTCGGGCGGGAAGAGCGCCAGAAACTTGCTCAACTCGCCTCCTAGTTTTTTTCCACCGCTAACAACCATTGAATATGATCGACGACATGTCCCCTGACCTGAATACCGACGAACGCAACCGCGCTCTCGACACGGAAATGCTCAAGAGCGGCGACGAAATCGCTGGGATCGAGCTTCGATCGATCACGGCGGGGGATCTGGCACTCCTCATTGAGAATGGAGTTGGGATCGTGGTCGGTCGGACTGATTCGATAGCGTTCGATGTCGGAGCAATCCTTTACTCGCAGAGCAGGCCCCGCGAGACCGTGCGGCGGGTGGCAGGCCGGGCAAAAGGGGCTTTCCGTGACATGGTCTACGATTTCCTCGACATGTATGAGCCCGATGTCTTTCAGGAAGCGACTCCGAAGATCGTCGAGCTTGTCGAGCGGATGAATTCCGCTCGCACCGCCATCCGTGGCGAGGCTTCCGGATCGGGTGGAGAGTCCGACCCAAAAGCTGGCGGCCAGGCTGGCTGACGAGCTACGTTGCTAGGCTGGCCGAGAAAACTTCTTGGTCATTTGATTTCATCCTCTGGGAGCTTCCTTTTACAGAAGGTCTCCGGATCCTCGATTATCACGTCTGGCGTGATGGGAAATCGCTTCGCTGGTCCGATGATGTGGTTGACATCGATGACCTAGAGGATGGCGAAGCCGAAAATTACGATTGATAACTCGAAACTTCTCAAACGCATGAAGCGTTATGAGGAGGTCACGGGCAAGGAAGTGGCAGCTTCGCTCCGTCGTGGTGCGCGTCTCATGGCAGTCAATCTGGCGATCTCAACTCCCCCTTTTGGCAAAGATGCGACGGCTCGGAAATTAGGCGAGCGTGCCGTTCAAAACGACATCTTGAGGATCTACACACCGGCGACTCCCATCAGCACAAAGTACCCGACGACTCAATGGAGTTTTCAAGAGCAGATTCAAAAATTCCTGACGAAAAGTCCCAAGCTCCAGCAAGCAATCCTCGGAGCCGTGAAGGCTGCTGATCCTGAGCGGTTGCGAAGTATTGTTTCGGGATTGCCGACATTTTCCAAACTTACGTTTGACCATGGAGTGGATCGGAGTGTGCATGCCCGGACTCGGAATGCATACGGACGCGTCCGCAAGGGGTGGAAAGGTCGCAACGTCGTGATGAACTCGCGGGACCTTCAGTTTTTCATCCAACGCAAACAAGAGTTGGTCGGCCTTACCAAAGCCGCGTGGGCTGCCTGTGCCCTCGATGTGCAGGCGGATGTGAAAGATGCACTCAGTGGCATCCCTGCCTGGGTGAGGCGACATGTGGGCAAGGTGTCCCATGCAGTGGACGATCAGAGTGAGAAATCCCTCCCGCTCATTAAGCTCACCAGCAAGGTTCCCTGGGCTGATAAAGCCCTGCGGTCCAACGATCACAAAGAAGCCATCCGCCTCTCGCGGGAGAAGTTTTACAAGAGCCTCGGAATCGAAATCCGAATGGCACTCAAAAAAGCACGGGAAGAAGGATGATTTGACATTCGCGCGTCGGTAAATGAAGAGCGCGGCCGATGACAGGCTTCTGAGCCAATCCTACTGATGAGTGACGTCACAGTAGCTCTCGGCGTCACCGGGAAAGACCTGATCACGGGTGCTTTCCATGACGTGGCTAAGTCTGGTGAAGAAATGAGCAAGGCGCTCATGGAACACACCAAGAAACTTGCGGAAGCCTTCATCGGTTGGGAAACCTTGAAAAAAGGTGCCGAGATTTTCATGCAAACCCTTGAAGAAGGGGGGCGGATTACAAATCTAAGTGATCAAACGGGAATTGCTGCCGAGAAACTGACCATTCTGGAACGTGCTTTCCAGAATAGCGGCATGGAAGCCGAGACGATGGGGAGCGTCGTCAATAAGATGCAGAAGTTTTTGGTCGAGGCCGGTGATTCCACAAGCGAAGCGGCCTATCATATCGGCCAACTGGGGCTGAATTTCGGCACACTCCAGCAAATGACCCCGGATGAGCAACTGAAAGCCATCGGGCAAGCCATCGCGTCGATCCCGGATAGTTCGGAACGGGCGGCGGCGGCACTCGGGATTTTCGGCAAGAGCGGCGGGAAACTGATGACGTTCTTCAAGGATTTCGATGAAAAAGTTGCCGAATCGAAAGAGCAGCTCGGAGAGTATTCGTCGATCATGGGAATGAATGCCGAGGAGTTCGAGAAGCTCGGCGATACCATTAAGAACGGGATCGGTCACAAACTGATCGAATTCACAGCCGGCGCGCTCAGTAATGCCACCGGTGGCCTCCAGGAGCTCTCGGACAAGATTGCCAAATTCGATGCTGCAAAATTCGGTAAAGAGATCACCGACGGGCTAGGAAAGCCATTACTGGCCATCGCCAAGGATCTGACCTCGGGAAATTTCAAAGATGCCTTCGAGCTGGCTTATGAGCTGGTGAAATTGCAAGCCATGAAAATGGGCAATGAACTTTTTCGTGCTTTTGATGCCGCGATTGCTGGCGTGTCGGATTTTCTAGCGGGTGCGTTTTCTCCAGACAGCTATTTGCTCGCTTACATCAAGACAGCATTCACCGTTCTCGGTGATTACATTGCGTCAACTCTTCAGAAAGCCTTGATCGGCATGCTGGATGGCATTCCGATGTTTTCTAAAGAAGTTTCGATTTTAAAATATCAACTTGAGACGACGAATCGTGAAATCAGCATGTCTCAAGAGGCTCTTGCCTCAGGGTTCGATGTGGCAGCTGGCGAACTGGGCAAAGTAGTCGCTCATGCTGCTAATGTAACGGAAGAGACTTACAAAACAGCAGAAGCTCATTTTGACGTTCGACAACAGCAAGACAAAATTGCAAGTCTGACCAAAGAACAGCTCGAGCATCAAAAGAAGCTGACGGAGGGAAAAGAGAAAGAATCAAAGGCAACGGAGACTACGGCCAAGCATACGAAATCGACGGTCGCTGCACTCAAGGAAGGGGCCTCGGCAATGAATGCGGCCAATGCGGCAAATGCCAATGCAACAGGGGGAGCCCGATGGACTGCCAAAGCTGCGCCTATTATTGACCCAGCCATGGTGGCGACAGGACTCTATAAGAACACTACCAATCTCGGGCTCGATATGCAGGAAAAGCTCGCGGCTTCTTCGATGGGGATTTCTTCCCAGCTTAGCAAGCAATTCGATCCTGGTATCAAAGCGGCTCAGGCTGCCGGTGACTGGCGGGGAGCGGCTTACCTGGAGCGCAAGCGTGCCGAAAAGCAACAGGAGGAGCAAGAGATCGGATTACGGAAGGCGCAGTTGGAAGACGCTGGCTGGTCTTCGGCAGCGGCTCGTGAGCAGATTGAGAAAGAACGAGCCGGAAAAGGAGCAACCTTTGATCCGATCACCAAGCGTCCAACCCCTGCCCCGCTCTACAACGACATCAATAAAGTCCCTGGCCCGATTGCTACATCCGCTGGGACTGCTGGTGATGCAGGAGCATCAGCGGCAACAAAAGACCCTATGGGGGACATTCTCAAGCTACTTAGCAAATACCTTCCAAGCATTGACGAGTCTGCTGACGACATCCAGACCAACACCGAAAACTTTGCAGTTCTGGCATAAAGGAATATGGCATTAATAACACCTACATATACGTGCACGGTTTCGATTAACGGGGCTACGCCGATTCCCGTGGCATCTCCGACAACGCCAATTTATGTTCCGGAATCCACCACGGCAAATGTAACAATTAATTTTACTTCACCTTCGGCTGGTGCTTGCACATACAATTTCAAAGCGCCGCCAACGACTCTTTTTAGTAATTCGGTCCCGATTACTGGAAAATCTTTTCCAGCTGCTATTTCTTCCACACAAAACGGTGTTACTGTTCCAATTACCGTTGCGTTCTTTATTTCTCAAGCAGCAAATGGGACGTATGCCGCGACAACAAATGTTCCATTGGTCACGCTGACAGCCGCGCCATCACCCACACTGACGCCAAATGCTCATAACGGCACGAATATCACGGCGGCGGCTGGCGCGACTTATTCGATGTCGGCAACGACGAGCCCTTCGGTTGCTCTTACTTACTCGCTGGCTCCTGGTTATCCTGCCGGGGGCAAGATTGATCCGTCCACGGGAATTGTTACGCTTGGGGCTGGTGCTGGCACTTATTCGGGCATTGTGAATTATGGCGGGAGTGCCACGGTGGGACCACTGGTCAATGCGTCAGCCGGATCTTTCACCGCATTGGATGTACCGACGATTAAAGCGATTCCTGCACAGACTGTTGTTTATTCTTCAACCGCATCCACGGTTGCTTTATCCAAACCGTCATCGCCTTCAAATGGCGCGTTTACTTGGTCAAAAATCTCAGGACCTGGCTCGGTTGATCCTACTACTGGCGTCGTCACATTAAATGGCACGACGGGAACGGTTTTGGTCGGAGTCACTCAAGCCGCAAATGGAGCGTATTTAGCCGTGACAACGGTTCAGCAAGTTGCGGCGATCACAGTGCTGGTTGCTCCAAGTATCACAACTGGATCGGCTCAAACAGTCACGTGGTCACCGACGCAAACGGTGGATGCTCATGTCGCGGCCAATGCGTCACCAGGGGCATATCATTATTCCATCAAGGCTCCGGCATCAGGGGCTACCGTGGACGGATCGGGCAAAGTATCGTTGGCAAATTATGTCATTCCTGTTACGGGACAAGCCGGACCGATTACGGTGCTTGTTTCTCAGGATGCGAGTGGATCGTACACGGCGATCACGAACGCCACGGCGGCGGTTATTACGGTGAATCCTGCGGTTCCGACGATTAGCCCTAGGACTCTTTCGACGGCGTATAATGCCGGATCGACATACAATTTTGCTTCCACAGCAATTTCCAATAGTTCTGGGACATTGACGTATCAAATGTCTGGAGGGCCAAATGGGAGCGTGGTTGCCAGCAATGGCGTTGTGACACTTGGAGCTGCCGTGGGGAAGATTTACATCTCGGTGACGCAAGCTGCTTCGGGGAACTATGCCGCGATCACAAATGCCACGGCGGCGGGGTCACTGGAAATCTTGCCGATTGCCCCTGTGCTGACAGCACCCTCGGGGGCCGCCGTGCCAAAAACTGTCACCGGCGCATTCTTGCCAAGCCAGAGCGTCGATATGTCGGTCAATTCGACATCTCCGGGGCTTCTTACATATTCCCTAGCATCTGGAGCGCCTACGGGAACAACGATCAATCCATCGACCGGTACGGTTGGCGTCGGAGGATTGGGAACCGTTGTTGTCAAAGTCTCTCAGGAAATATCCGCCAATTATTCATCGCTTTCTGGTGTCACGGTGGGGACGATCATTTCGACAACGGGTGCCCCGACAATTACGAAGCAACCCTACCAGACGCTAAATTATTCCCCCGAACTGACGATTACTCCTCAAGCTTCATCGACGTCGCCTGGGGCTTTGACTTATGCGGTGGCATCGGGGCCGGGGGTGATGAGTGCCGACGGGCTTTCGTTAACGGTAAGTGGGACGGGGACAATCGTTGTTTATGCGGTTCAGCAAGCATCCACGCCATTCACGGCGCTTTCAGCAAGCGACAAGATCATTGCGGGAACGTACAATATCGTCTTTGCAACAGTATCTGCAGCAGTGGCGTTCAAAAGCCCTACTTATCTTGGAAATACGCAACAACTCTACATGAGTGCCCAGGATCAATTGGTAGTGCAGCCAAGCAAATTGGCTATTCTGACTCGCACTTATTCTTGCGCTCTCTCGTATTTACCAACCGCTCGCGCCACATTATCTATAGGATCGACACCCTACACGCCTAAAAACGCAGTCGCATATCCAAACGTCTATTTATTCCGAAAACCAACAGAGAATAATGATCAGGTATTTTCGACGTTGCAATGCCAATACTATGGCGTCCGAGATGCAAATGATCTAAAACAGGTTTATACGACAACGGGATCTGAAGTTCGTACCGTGACCGGCGAATATACCCTGTACGGATCGGGAACGAGTTCGACAAATCTCACGTTCACGGCAAAATATGTCTCTCCGGTGATCACGCAAAGTTGGGTTCAGTATTCCTCGGCCGCGATTGTTCCGGTTGTTCCACAACTTCCCTACAATAGTGCAGGACTCTTCGATGTGGTTTTCACAAATGTCAATTTGACGGGGACAAATGTCAGTAACGCTCCGGTGCCCTTGAACTCGTTGATTTCTCAACTAGGTAGTTTAAATCAAGCGGTTGCATCGATTCCTGGGTTAAAAAATTCAGCTAACTTTTCAATTCAAAACACATCACCAACTGTCAGTCTAATCCCCGAAGTGGTGTCGATTGATTCGACCAATTACGGAACCGTCAGTGAAGTCACGGTAAAGTATGGAGCTGCGATCAGTTCGGGATTGACGTTCTCGTAATTGTAACGCGTTATGGCAAATACCAGTGGATTGATTGAATTTAAAGGGTATCTCCAAAGCGGAGACAAAAGCGCTCGGGCGCATATCAAGGCATCGGATCTCGATGATAACTTTCGGATGCTCACGCCGATCAACCCCGTGGGGAAACCAATTTTTCAAATGACCAGTGAGGGCACGACGTTTCAAACATTCACATTGACGATTTGCAACAATGGAAATCCAGCGTTCCTGACTGTTTTAGGTTATTTGCAATAAAATGGCCAAGATATTGTATCCTGGCATTTTCCCGATGTGCATTCAGCCTACGACAGATGGAAATCTTGTGGGCAAAGGAACGGCGTATCCTGTGGGAATGACTTTGGTTGACGCCATGACGTTTTTCTGGAAATCCAAAAAATTTCAAATTACCGGAACAATTAAAACAACATTTACAAACACTCCTTCCAACACGAAAAATTCATACGCAATCAATGATTTTTATACATTCAATGCAGATAATGGCGGATTTATACCAAATTCAGAATTAGATTATATTTGTTTAGGGTTAACCAAGCCACTTTTGTTTGATTCTGGCAATACGATTGCAAATAGTGGGGCCAATACAATCGGGAATTCCGGACCGTGGTTTGCGTATGGAAATGTTTTAAGGATAACAAGCCCGGTTTTGGGTTATTATTACAACGGACTTTATTATATTTGCATTTGGTGGACGTTAAATACAGGTGATGGGTTGCTTCGATTTACAACCATTCAACGAGATAGCATTATTGGAAATCCATATTCCGGAAATGTAAAGATGGTCATAAATGCAAACACATATAACATCCCATTTCAAATTGCCACCGGAACATCGGGATTATTAGTATCAATCGATCAGTGTGATTTAACAATGGTAATTTCTGAACAATGGGCTTTTGCATAATTGATTGTCGCTTTTGTTGTCGTGGTAAAATATGACCCCGATCTAAAAACAGGTAAGCCGGTCTTTTGACATGGAATCTCCGGTATGGCCATCGATCTTTATGTCGACACGACATCCCATACGCTTTTATCTTCGGATGCCAGTCTTTCGCCACTTCCTGCCTTGTCGTTTTATTTCGGCGATACCGTCAATTTAAATCTTGGGTTCTTAAAAGAAACCGGAAAAACCAATTCTCCGCTTTCTCCGGTCGATCTGACGGGCGTTCCGGTGACTGTTTCGGTCGGGACTCTGGCAACGGGAGCGGTCATTTCTTCATCGCTCTGGAATGACAATCTGCCGATCACCGCAACGATTTCCAGTGTGTCGAATGGTTCTTCGACAACAAATTCCGTTCAAAGCATGACATTTAATGCAGTGCCTAATTCGGGCACGTTTGCATTGACGCTACCGGCAACGACGGGGACGTTCACCACTTCGGCTAATGCCACGAGTTTCACGACTTCAACGAATCATGGTTTGGTCGTCGGACAAACCATTGCGCTTTCGTGGAGTTCGTTTTTGATTCCGGCATTTTCCACATCGGTTCCTTACAGCGGGACGTTTTATGTAAATTCCACGCCGACGCCGACCACATTCACGGTAGCAACGACGACCCCCGGTAACGATATTAGCCCAGCGGCAACACTGGGTATTTTTTCCAATTCTACAACCGGGCAAACGGCTACCGTTGTGGGGTTGACTGCAAACACGTTCACGACGTCGGCAGCCCATGGGTTTTCTGTAGGAGATATCATTAGCTTCCAGCAAAGCGGCATCTTTACCGGACTCACGGCTGGAACGACATATTATGTCCAGGCGGTTCCGACTTCCTTGACGTTCACTTTGGCCGCCACATCTGGGGGGGCTATGTTGACTGGAATTTCGTTTTCTTTCACGGGGAATTATTCCTGTGCCGCCCAAACGACGACCAATATCTTGGCAACATCGGGAGCTGCCGGAATACAATCCGCGCTCAGTGCTCTTTCCGGTATCAAATCGGGGAATGTGTTGGTGGCTGGAAATTCTCCTCAATTTTCAATCAGTTTTGTAAATGCCCTGGCGAATGTCGCCATTCCATTATTGCAAATCACCAGTTCTTTCATTTCGACGCCGTACAAATCCGGTTCTCTGTCCCTAGCGGGAACGGCCTTGAAAACCTTGGTCAGCAATTCGAGTTCGCAGATCATTTTGGAAATATCTTCCACGATCGACGGGTCTACCCAAACGCTGGCCCAATATCCGGTGACGATTCTTCCGGCGTTGTCTCAGGGAACATCTGCCAATGCTTCGATTTTCAATACTGCAACAAATTCAACCTACCTCACGCCTCCGTTGACCTTGGGGGCTGATTATGCGTTCGGAGTGTTGCCTATTAACAAATCCGACGGAAGCTATCTCGATCTGACCGGATGCTATTTGACTGCCACGATGTATGATTCGCAGGGGGGGAATGAAGTGGAGGTACTGAGTGTTTCGATGCCCTCACAGCTTGGTTTGCCAATTATTTGCAAGCTGCCTGCTTCGCAAACGTCGCTGATCACGATTGGCGGGCCGACAACCTGGTGGCTGAAGCTCTTGTTAACCACAGCCGATGGCAGCGTGCTGCCGATGGGCAACGGACCGGTACAGGTCATTCCGTAACCGCCATTTGTTATGGATACGCCGATCCTCGTGCAAATTGTTCCGGCTCAACCCGTCTTGACCGTGATGGTCGCACCGGAAACAAAAACCATTGTTTCTCAAATTCAAACGGGTGCTCCAGGAATTACAGGCCCCGCTGGAACAAACGGAACCAATGGCTCGGATGCCAATGTGACCCAAGGAAACATTGCTTCCGCTCTCGGTTATACGCCCGTCTCACCTGCTCAACTAGCAACAGCTGTCTCAACTGCCGAAGGATTCTCGGTAGTTGTGAGCCAAGCTGCCGATGATGACGCGCTTGCATACTCGATAGCTCTATAAAAAAATGAAACAACTCCTTGATAATTATACTATTTCCGGTCGTGCAATTACGCTAACCGGGATCAACCTTCCGCAAAACCATATCCTTCTAATTACGGATGTGAGCAATGGCGGCATCCTCTATAGCCTCAAAAGCGGCAATGGCACCTATGTGCAAGGAACCAATAGTGTTTTGACGCTCTCGGGAACTGGTACAATCGGCCCGGTGCTGGCAATTACCTATGACGATGGGGTAACGGCCACAAATGGACCTACTGGAGTTTCATTGACGTCAGGAGTTTCGCTTGCAGGCAACCAAACGCTCACGGCAGCCCTAGCCAATGGCTCGACGCTTTCTTCCTCGATCTCAAATTTCCCGGCTATTCAGAATGTCTCGCTCGTAGGAGATAACCTCACGGCCATTCCCGCTTCCCTGACGGCA